GTATTTTAACAAAATCACTAAAGGTGGAGTTCCCTCAAAGACTCTTAATATAATTTTAGCTGGTTGTGTTCATCCAGAAACTAAAATAAAGATTAGGTATCGGAAACATAATGTCAGTTAGATTTTTTAGATTTACATCTTATATTTTTTGAGGTTTTTGATATGTGGCAAAAAAAAGAAATTGCTATTGGTGAAATTGAAAGTATGCTTTCCGATGGTTACGAAATTGAAGTAGATTCGCCAGATGGATATATCCCTATTAATTTTTTTATTCATAAGGGAATCTATGATGAATATGTTTTAATATCTGAAGAAAACAAATTTGAATCTGTTCGATGTAATGAGGATCATTTATTTGAAACTTCAAATGGATGGGTTTCGGCTAAAAATTTAGTTAATACTGATTCTGTAGAAGTTCTCACCAAAAATGGATTTTCAAAAGGTAAAGTAATTAAAACAGGGGAGAAAATCCCTATCGTTGATATTAATGTGGAACATCATAACCACAGATACTATACAAATGAGGTATCATCACATAATACTGGTGTTGGAAAAAGTCTGTTCATGTGTCACTTGGCTGCATCCTGCCTTGCCCAAAATAAGAATGTTTTATATATCACTCTGGAGATGGCAGAAGAAAGAATTGCTGAACGAATAGATGCAAATCTATTGAATACAAATCTTGATGATCTTGAAAAAATCTCAAAAGACCTGTATGAGAAGAAATTCAATGCATTGAGGAATCGTGTACAGGGCAAATTGATCATCAAAGAGTATCCAACAGCTTCCGCATCAGTAACTAATTTCAGATCGCTGATTGATGAGTTAAAATTAAAACGGAATTTCAAACCGGATATTATTTTTATTGACTATCTTAATATTTGTGCGTCTTCACGAATGAAGCATGGTGCCAATGTAAATTCTTACACATACATTAAAGCAATCGCTGAAGAATTGCGAGGATTAGCTGTTGAGCAGGATGTTCCTATCTTTTCAGCCACACAGACAACCCGGTCAGGATTTTCGAATTCAGACCCTGGGCTAGAAGATACATCGGAAAGCTTCGGGCTTCCAGCAACTGCCGATTTCATGTTCGCTTTAGTTGCAACGGAAGAGTTGCATCAGATGAATCAAATTATGGTAAAGCAGTTGAAAAATAGATATAGCGATCCTAACAATAACAAAAGATTTGTCATCGGTGTTGACAGACCAAAGATGAAACTTTATGATGTAGAAGAATCCGCACAGAAAGATATTGTTGATTCTGGGCAAGATGATGAACCAATTAACACTTTTGGTAATAGAGAACGAAAGTTTAACAAAAAGTTCGAGGTCTTGATATGATAAATACACATTATGGATGGAACTCTGATCGCAGAACAGCTTGCAGCAAAAGGCTACAACATAAAAACCAAGACAAAGGGTAACATTGTTATTTTAGTCGAGGGCAATCGTCTGGACCAAATGAAAAAGATTGCGGAGCATCTTGCTCCATATGGCGCCAAGATCGATTCACAACTCAGAAACTCCTCTATAGGTGGAATAGTTGTTGGTAATGTCAAGATAATATTAAAACCCCTAGGTAAAACTTCCGGGCTTGATGTTGAGTCTGCTGCCATAGAAGCACTTGATAAAGCAATAGAGTCAGCTAGATTTATTGCAGGAGGACCTATAGATATAAAATTAGACGCCGAAATAATTAAAAATGTTGTCGGTGTTAGAAAAACATCTGGAACGCCAAAATCAGATTTTCACTTAGTCAATGATAAAGGTGATGCTGTCGCACACATATCACACAAAAAAGGATCTAACCCTAAAGACTTTCAGCAATGGGGTGGAGTAACAGAAGCTAAAATTGCTTCTCATCCTGAAGTTGGGGAGTTTGAAAAAGATATAAATGAACTTTATCCAGGCGGTAAAATTCCTAATGGAGAATCCGCATTCAAGAAAATAAAATCTTTAAAATTGAAAAGAATGTCTGTGTATGGAGTTAATTATGATTCAGCATCAGTGGATGTTAATAGAGTTGATGTGTTGATGCAGGGTGTTCCTGGGCTGAAAAAGATTTCAAAAAAACTGTATAGTCTTACAGCTTCTGGGCATGTGCATTACTTAAACGATACAATAAGCGGAGGATATACTCCTGTTCTAGCTGTAATTTATAAGGGTGATAGATCACAAATGGGATTAGCGGGTGCTAGAGTAAGCATTTATCCCATGGGTGGAAGATCATTTAAAAGAGAAATAAAAAATGATACATAATCTAACAAATTATCTAGCAGAAGAAACAAGTAAAAATTTACATTTGGAACATTTGGAAGATGTTGTGTTAAATAACGGTGTTTCTGGAGCAAGGGAGTCTATAAATTTTCTTAGGTCTCTTCGTGATATGTTTGCTGGGAATTCTGATAAAAAAATTAATATTACTACCAAGTGGGACGGGGCGCCCAGTGTGTTCTGTGGTATAAATCCGGAAAATGGCAAGTTCTTTGTTGGAACTAAAGGAGTATTCAATAAAACTGCCAAACTAAACTATACAGAAAATGATATTGATGATAATCATCCATCAAAAGAATTGAATAAAAAATTAAAGATTGCATTAAGGTATCTTCCAAAGTTGGGAATTGACGGTGTTTTACAGGGCGATATGATGTTCACTAAGGGTGACTTCACTTTGGGAAATATAAATGGTGTACAACACATATCATTTCAACCAAATGTCATAGTTTATACTGTTCCTGAAGAATCTAAACTAGCGCAATCTATGCTGAGAGCGCAAATTGGTATAGTATTTCACACTTCATATACAGGGCAGAAGATGGAAGATATGAAGGCATCATTCAATGTTGATATAGGAAGACTTGAACAAACGAAAGATGTTTGGTTCAGAGATGCGTCACTCCATGATATTTCAGGTAATGCAACATTCACTGAAAAAGAGACTGTAGAGATTACATCTATTCTGTCTGAAGCAGGTTCTTTGTTTCGTAAAATAAATCCTATTGTTTTGAATAGAATTTCTCTTTCGACAACAATATTAACCCAGATAAAAACATTCAATAACACTAAGGTGCGTAGAGGTGATGCAATCACGAATCCCTCCGGGCACACACTTGAATTGATTAAATGGGTCGAACATAAACAAAATCAGGATATACTTGAAGCAAAGAAAGATGAAACTAAACGCAAGCGTCTAGCTGAAAAGAATGAACTGATGCGATTTTACAGATCATCTGCCAGCGATCTCAGGGATATATTTACTTTGATAAATCTCATTATCAAAGCAAAACTAATGATTCTTAGAAAACTTGAAACAATTAAAGGCATTACTGGAACATATTTACGAACGGATGATGATGGATTAAAGGTTACTGCGCCAGAAGGATTTGTTATCGTTGATCATACAGGAACAAACGCAGTAAAACTCGTTGATAGATTATCATTTTCACATGCTAATTTTACAGCACAAAAAAATTGGAGTAAGTAAACATGGGAAAAAATGAAATAGACCTTGATGCTATACTGAAAGAATATGATGATCAGGATTTTGGTTTTTCTGCAATATCAGATGACGAGTACAATGCAGTAATAACTGAGGCTACAGGTGCAACAGAAGAATATAAGCAAAGACTTGTTGCAGTTGAGAAGATTATCATTCCATTTTTAACAAAACTGTTAAAGACCGCTGATCAACCCATAATTAAATGGCCCAATAGAGCGCCTGTTCTAAAAGAACAAATAGAAAAAATACTAAAACTAACTAGAGCTTAGAATGGAATCTCTAAAAGAATATCTTAAACTGTATCCATCAGATACAGGCAAAATATCCAAACAGTCAAAACGACTTGAACATATCATCAAGGATCTAACACAGTATGGTTCCATAGAAGTTGAATCACAAGCGGTTTTGATGAGTTTATGGATCATATCAAACAGTTAAATGATCTCTCTAAGCGTGTGTGTATCGGCAAAAGTAAGTGGTACTCTAAGAGTTAATTGACATACACTAAATAACCAAGTATAATCATTAGATTATTGGAGATATTATGAGAGATGTGATTGTAGGTTTTATTACAGGGTATACTTTTGACAAAATAAAGCCCTGGGTAAATTCATTAGATAAATGTGGATTTACTGGGGATAAGTATATGGTTTGCTATGATATTGAAGCCGGTGTCATGGAAGAACTTGCATCCCGCGGCTACAGAGTGGTCAAAGC